CTTTTCGATTTCTTCCATGTTTATCTGCTGGATTAGCTTATTACATAGCTATGAAAAAAGCGCCAGACAGAATTCAATTATTAAAACAAATTTATGAAGATGAGTTTCAACGAGCAGCGGATCAAGATGGTGAGAGAACAAGTTTATTTTTGACTCCTAAAACATATCTTCCAGGAGTTTAAATGACTAGATATGCATCAGGTAAATTTGCTTTACGAATATCAGATCGTTCAGGCATGGCTTTTCCTTATAACGAAATGGTGCAAGAATGGAATGGGTCATGGGTTCATACCAGTGAGTTTGAACCAAAGCACCCTCAATTAGAACCACTGCCAAAAGTATCTGATCCTCAATCTTTACAATACGCTAAATCACAAAAAATAAGTGCTATTGTTCCTTTGACAACAAACATTTACGGAAGAAATTTATTTGCTGTAAAAACACAAACAATTACACAGTTTAACCCCATACCCGCACCAGGGGCAAATGAGACAGTGATTGTCAATACAATGCAGCCTTTAGAGGATAGTGATCAAGAGAATAAAAATATAGAAATTAAATCATTTTTAGGTACAATAAGGGTAAGTATAACATGACAACTTATTCAGAACTACAAACACAAATTAGAGATTATACAGAAACATCTAGTGATGTTTTAACAGACGCTATTCTTAATGATTTTATTGAACATGCAGAAAAACGTATATTTAGAGATATTGATTTAGATGTATATAGGTCTTATCAATTTGCTAGTCTTACTCAAGGAAACTCTTTTGTTACATTACCAGGTGCTAATACAGGTCAATTAGCCTTTATTCGTTCGGCTCAAATATACCCTGCCGCAGGCACACCCACACGTACATATCTGGAACAAAAAGATATTTCGTACATGAATGAATATTGGCCAGATAGAACATCTCAAGCACAACCAAAATACTATGCAATGTGGGATCAAGACACAATATATCTTGCACCTACACCAAATTCCAATTATAATATTGAATTAGCTTTGAACAAGCAGGAGACAGGATTATCCTCAACCAATACTACAACTTGGGTGAGTACAAATGCTCCAAGAGTTCTTTTATATGCTTGCATTTCGGAGGCATATAAGTTCTTAAAAGGCCCTGATAATCTTTTAGCTTTCTATGAACAAGGCTATCAACAAGCACTACAAGGCTTGCAACTTGAACAACAAGGTAGAAGAAGACGTGACGAATATCAAGATGGTGTTCTCCGACTTCCTCTTGAATCGAAACAACCATAAGGAGATAAAAAATGGCAATATCGTCTGCAATATGCAACACTTTTAAGAGAGATCTTTTAAAAGGTAAGCATGATTTTGACTCGTCTGGTGGAGATACCTTCAAGATTGCATTATATACTTCATCTGCAAGCTTAGGAGCAACTACAACAGACTATGCAACTACTAACGAAATAACAAACACATCTGGTTCTGCTTACACAGCAGGAGGCAAAGCTTTAACTAATAACGGTGTAACAGGGAGTTCTTCAGCAACAACAGCTTTTGTTGATTTTGCGGATGCTCAATTTACATCAGCTAGTTTTACAGCAAACGGAGCATTAATTTATAACACCACAACTGATGGTGGCTCTGGTACAACAGACGCAGTTTGTGTATTAGCATTCGGCGGTGATTTCACAGCATCAAACGGTACGTTTACTGTGCAATTCCCAGCAGCAAATACAAGTGACGCTATTATAAGAATTTCGTAGGGGGACTAAATGGCTTTAGTCCTCAACGATCGTGTTAAAGAAACCACGACTACAACTGGCACAGGAGCAATAACGCTCGCTGGTGCTGTTTCTAGTTTTGAAACTTTTGCTGCGGGTGTTGGTAATAGTAATACAACGTATTATGCTATCGTACATCAAACAGCCAATGAGTTTGAAGTAGGTCTTGGTACACTTAACGGCGATAGTTCAACAATAACAAGAACGACAGTTATATCTAGTTCAAACAGTGATTCTGCTGTAAACTTTTCTTCAGGTACAAAAGATGTATTCTGTACATTTCCTGCAAGTAAAACCATGGATATGGTATTAACAGGCCAAGGAGATTTAGCTTACGCTTCTGCAGCAAATACACCTGCACGTTTAGGTATAGGATCTGCTGGTCAAGTATTACAAGTTAACGCTGGTGCAACAGCTCCAGAATGGGCTTCATCAAGTGGTGTTAGTGCTGGCTTCGTAATTGCAATGTCGGTGGCACTCTGATACAAGGATATATATGGCACAAGATTTTGAAAACGCAAAAGCAAGAAATATAGGAACCTCAGCTTCTACTATTCTTACAGCTAACTCTGATGATGCAGTTATTGGTATTCGTGTTGCTAATGTAGTGACACAAACAATACAAGTAGACGTATATATCAGCAGTGGTGGTAATGATTACTACCTGGCTAAAAACGTCAGCATTCCTCAAGGATCTAGTATGGAATTTATTGATGGTGGTGCAAAAGTGAATTTATTAACGGGAGACGCTGTAAAGGTGGAAAGCGATACGGCTAGTTCAGCAGATTGTTGGTTATCTTATATTGACAGCATAAGCACGTAAGGAGATTAAATGGGTTATATTGGACCAAAAAATAGTGATCAGTTTAAATCCATGTCTACACAGACAATTACAGGTGATGGATCGGCAACAACATTTACCTTAAATACACCTGTAGCAAATTCGTCAGAAATAAGATTTGTTGTTAATAACGTCGTACAAAAACCAGATGTTGATTACACAGCAAGTGGCACACAATTATCTACAGGCTCAAATGTATTGGCAGGTTCAGATGCAGCGTATGTTGTAAATGTAGGAGCTGCCGTTGGATCACAAACTCCAGATACAGGTAGTGTTGATCATACTGCGATTAACCCAAGCTTTAATGGTATGTATTTAAATTTAGCAACAATTACTTCAACAGTAACAATAACAGCAACACAAAATGCTTTTGTAGCAGGACCAGTTAACTATACAGGCACTGTGACAGTAGCAGGAACATTGACGGTAATATAATGGGAACTTTATTCGTAGACAAATTAGATCCACAATCAGGAACAGCTTTAGAGATTGGCAGTTCAGGTGACACTATGACGGTGCCATCAGGTGCTACATTAAGTATTGCTGGAACGATAAATGCTAGTTCAGGAACCGCTACTGGATTTGGTGGC